TGCAGAATGTCCATCTACTAGCGGTACGGCACGAAATGACTGCCGTTGCAGATGTTTCCTTGAATATACTTTGATGAGTGTTGAAAAATTTGAAGAATTAACTGGTAAATCTGTTGACAAATCAGGTGGAAGTGGTATAATAAAAGAAAACATAGTTATCGGACGCAGTGTTGGAGCAGCAGGAAAGAATTACCCTGTAAAACTTCCTGATGGAAATCATGCAAAATTTGCAGAGGGTTCAACAATTACTAAAATTAAGGTTTTTGCTGGAGAGGGCACTAATGTTCCAATTCGTGAGGCTATTTTTCTTGAAAGCAATTATGGAATACAGGCAGATAAGTGGCAAAAAGTACGTGGTGAAGGAATTATAATTGAAAACGGAATAAAGCGTACTGTAGAGATACATTGGTATGAGGCTGATGGTGAAAAAATTAAGATGAAGGTAAAGAGGTATTTAGATGAAAGTTAAATATATTGGGACAATAAGCGATCCAATGGAGCTTATAACGGGTAAAATTTATAATTGCTTAGGGCAAGAGAAAGATAGATACAGGGTTATAGATGAAACTAATGAAGATTATTTATATCCCATAGAAGAATTTGAAATAGTTGAGGAATAACCGCCCATGAGGCGGTTTTCTTATATCCAAAATTCAATAAGTTTATTAGCATCTCTTAAAGAGGTGCTATTTTTATACCTAAAATCAAAAATAAACCATCGAGCAGTTAATTGAAATATAAGTTAACTTTGCCCGACAAGTCCCGGTCGGTCACGCACTGTCCTAAGCATGACGTAAAACTGCTTAGAAATTTAAATGGAGGTGCAAAATGGGAGAAATTTTTAAAATTCCAATGCAATTTTTTGCAGAGGGAGGAGAATCCGGTGCGGATTCTGGAACTGCTAATGGTAATATAAACGGTAATCAGGACAATAATGGTTCTGACAATAATGCCGACAGCCAAAGCAATAATACGCCAGACTTTGACAAGCTTGTGCAAGCCAGAGCAGATAAACTTACTGCTGAAATTAGCAAGAAAAATGCCGCATTACAAAAAGAGCTTGACAATCTCAAAAAGGAAAAAATGACAGCTGAGGAACTTAAACAGCTTGAAATGTCCGAAAAGGAAAAGACTCTTGCGGAACGTGAAAAAGCGCTTAAGGACAAAGAAAACCGTCTGTTGGCTATTAAATCAATTAAAGCGGCAGGACTTGATGACGGTAGCGACAAGGCACTTGAGCTTGTCGATTTTGTTATTGCCGATGATGAAGAATCAATTAATAACAGGGTAAAAGCATTTGGCGATCTGGTAAAAAGATTTGTTGAGGACAAAGTTAATAAGACGTTTAAAGACAACGGCAGAAATCCGAACGGCGGTAATTTGAACGGTAACGCAGAAAAAGGAAATAAAAGTAATTCCGTTGCTGAAAGTCTGGGTAAAGCAAGGGCAGAAAAGCAAAAGCAGTCAAATGAAATTTTGAAGTATTACGGAGGAGGTAAGTAATAATGAAATTTACAAATACCAATATTACAAACACAAAAGAAATTCTTTATAACGATCATTATGTGGCTATACCTTATGATTGTTCAAAATTAACAGCAGGAAGTGATGGAATCATTAAAGCCGGTACTATCATACCAGCCAATGATGATACGGCAATCGGGGTGTTACTGCATGATGTTAAAAAGACAGACGATCCTAATGGGACGGTTGTGATTCACGGTTTTATCAGGACTGATAAATTACCTGAAAAGCCGTCCGAAGATACAACTGGTAACACACCGACTATCGGTGCAAAATCAGTACTAAAGCAGATTACTTTTATGTAACAGGAGGTAACAAACATGAAATTATCAGACGTATTTACAGCTGAAGCTATTGCGCTTAATTATACAAATGCGGCAAGCAATGCTATTCCGTATCTAGGCACAGGGTTTTTTCCATCACAGAAAAAAGCGGGTTTAGACCTAAAATGGATTAAAGGGCACAATGGTCTTGCTGTATCTTTGATGCCATCAACATTTGATGCAAAATCTACATTTCGCGATCGTGTAGGTATTTCAATGAGTGAAACAGAAATGCCGTTTTTCCGTGAGTCTATGCTTGTTAAGGAAAAAGATGAACAGGAAATTATGCGTGTACAGGATTCTAAAGACCCTTATGCTGCACAAGTACTTGATAACATTTTTAATGACACTAAAACATTGGTCGATGGTGCGAATGTAGTACCCGAAAGAATGATAATGCAGCTGCTTGCACCGCTAAACGGGAGCGTGGGTATTGAAATCAAGGCGAACAACGTTGATTATACATACAATTACGACCCAGACGGTAGCTGGAAGGCGGAGCATTATGCTAAAATTACTACAGATGCAGACAAGTGGAGCACATCAGCTACATGCGATCCTCTTTTCGATATTGAAACCGCACTTGATGCACAGGAAGCCGCAAGCGGAAACCGTCCGGAAATTCTGCTTATGTCAAAAGCTACATTCAACATGATCAAGAACAGTGCAAAAGTACGTTCCGGCATTCTTGCCCAGAATACTACTGCAAATGTCAATTACACATCTGCAAAAGTTAAGCAGTATGTAGAGGAAGAATTAAGCGTTACTATTATTATTTACAATAAGCAGTTTAAAAACGAAAGCGGAACTGCTAAAAAGTTCTATCCTGATAATATCGTTATGATGCTTCCAAATGGCGCAATAGGAACTACATGGTATGGCACAACACCAGAGGAAAGAACGCTTACTGCTAAATCTGATGCAGATGTATCTATAGTTAACACAGGTGTAGCAGTTTCCGTAACAATTACAGATGATCCGGTAAATACAAAAACAACGGTATCTGAAATTGTGCTGCCGTCGTTTGAACGTATGAATGAATGCTATGCAATGGAGGTGGCTTAATATGAAATATGATTATTCTGTAAAAGTTAACGGTAAGTGGTATCAGCCCAATGAGAAAATACCGGAGGAGTCTGAAACAATCGCAAAAACCACAGAGGAAGTGACTGAAAATGACGAAGGAACAAGCGGAAAGTCTAAATCTCGGAATACAAATAAATGATAAAACTTTAATTATCATTGAAACGGCTTTAGATTTGGTTTTAGCCAAAACATCAATCAGATTTGATAAAAACAGCGATGATGATTTAAATAAAATACCCGCAAGAGTAAAGCTGTTTGTTACCAAGTATCTTGAATTGATGGACATACATGAGGGTGTTGCTAGTCAGACTATAACAAACCTTTCCATGTCTTTTTCACAAGATAAAAACGAACGGTTTAATAACTTGCTTGATGAGATTTTAGGAGACGACTTGATTTCAGATGTCAAGTTTGTGGGAGCAGTAAACAGATGGCAGTAAAGGTTAAATATAAAACCAAGCTTGATATTACTAAGGACATGTTAAAAAACATATCTAATATGAATGGCAAAAGGGTTGAGGTTGGCTGTTTTAACGGTGATCACGCATGGCTTGCAGGTATACATGAGTATGGGTGTAATATAAAAGTAACTCCTAAAATGAGGGCGTATTTGCATAGCAAGGGGTTACATCTCAAAAAAAGCACGTCAGTAATTAAAATTCCGGAGCGTTCGTTTTTAAGAAGCGGACATGATGAATGCATTGATGAAATACTTAATATGACAGAAAAAGTCATATCACAGGTGATAAGTGGCGAAATGAGCAGCCATAATCTTATTGACTGGTTTGGAGAACAAATGGCAACACATATTAAAGAATATGCCGCTAGTTTGTCCACCCCTCCTAATCATCCATATACAGTGGATCAAAAAGGTAGTTCTAACCCTCTTAATGATACTGGCGGTATGATTAATGGGATCTCATGGAGGACAAAGTAAATGCAGTATTTTGATTTCAGCATTCTGATAGAACAATACAGTACCGATTTTAAGGTAATTTGCGAAAGCGAAGGCAGTTATGATGACAGCGGCGAGTATGTAAAAGGTGAAAAAACAGAGCATACGCTTCACGGAGCAATAATGGCACACAGTGAAAATCAGATTTACAGGGCAGAAGGTAAGCTTACAAATCAGGACAGAGTTCTTATTATGCAAGAACCTATTGACAGGGCATTACACGGTGCAGAGGTGATACATTTAGACAGAATGTATAAAATCGACAGTGAATTGAAAAGTAGTTCAGAACAGGCAACAGAATCGGTCAAGAAGTTTTCCGGTATTACTGAATCTATCGAAAGATTTGACGAAAGAATCA